TGAAAATGTGATTTCGGAAATTTCTGAAGCCTTATAAAACAAGGGGTTCGAGTTTCCGAGAGCACACTATATTGATGGGAGGGATTTGTGTGGCATATTTTTCAAGGACGATAGCAAAGATTGTGCCGGAAAACTTCTCATCCGGAAGGCTGAAATCCGTCACAGTCCGCGTCTGCATCACAGACTGCACGGGCGAATTTTACATCACGGACATCCTCCTGCAGGGCGGGCCGGTGGCAATGGGATGGGTGGGGCATCCCTCGGAACTGAGGTGGACGCTGGATAGCTGAATTTGTAAGGCTTGCGGAAGTAGTCAATAAGAAAAAGGATATGCGCATCGTGAGCGTGACGGTAATCCCCACCATTTCCGACTGCTCCGGGCGTATCTGGTTTACCGACCTCCAACTGCAGGAAGGGCCGGGGCTTACAGGCTATGCCCCGCACACGGAAACCTGCCTGCAGAAGTTCCGGGAGGATGGCGGGATAAAGGCTCCCGTGTGGTTCAACGGCGTGGTGCGCTCGGAGGAGACGGTCATCCTCTTCAACCTTGGAAAGACCTCCGCACCGCTGGATATTCATATTTACCCGAAGTCAGACATGGCGGCAGGGACGATGCGGCTTGCCCAGGGCGTGGGCGGCCAGAGGGCGGTGTTCCCGGAGGATATAAAAGCAGAGGACGATATCGCGCTGCTTGCTGAAAGCAGGGAGTGTACACGGAACGGTGCAGCATTTAAGAAAGAAGGGTTTTACCAGTACAGCGCCGCATGGGATTCCAAGCACAAGGTAACGCTGGAAAGCGGGAAAACGGCGAGACTGTTAATTACGATGCAGGAGATGCAGGAGGGAGGTGATGTACTTTAAGTATGTTTGAAAGCGTAGAAATTGTTGAAAAATTAATAAATTGGATGTATACTTTTTGGAGTGTTATAAAGCAATACTGGATTATTTTCCAAGAAAGAAGGTATGCGTTGTGAGTAATATAGAATTTGATTCCAAAAGAACAGCCATCGTACTGTATGTAAATTATAAGGAAATCCTTCAAAAGAAAATTAGTAGTGTTTGTAGTAAAATTGGATTTGATGATGCAAAAATAACTTGGCTTATTTTTGATCCTAACGAGAAAGAGAGGAAGAATGCTTTTGACCATATAAGAATTGGAATGAATGGTAAAGATTATGGTTTTTGCATTCCTGCTGAAAACAAAATATGGATTTCTACTTTATCAATAATGAAAGACAAGGATTCATCACCAATTAATAGAATTCGTTCTCAATTAAAAATACCGGGAGATGTAGAAGAAGATTTTCTGGCTGATGTTATCATTGATGAGATTACACATATACAAACGAATTGTGATCATGGAAATAGTAAATATGATAGAAAACTGCAGGAAAATGCAGAAAAATATTATCTTTCTACCTTTGATCGTATTTTACTGCAAACAAATTTAATAAAGAAAAGTATATTTTAGTGAAAACTAAAAATTGGATTTATTTATAAAGCGTCTGAATCCCAGGCGCTTTTTTCGTGCCTTTTTAAGGAGGGACTGTCCATGGATACATTCAAAGGCAAGCAGATCATGGTGTGGACATTTATGGGTAATACGAGGATGTACCAGGCACTTCGGGATTATGGCGACCGTATCAGTCAGATTGGGCTTTTTTCCTTTAAGGTCAGGGCGACCGGGGAAATCTACGAGAGCGGCGTTTCCATTGCGGAAGGCTCCACCATGCGGACGTATATCCGGAAGTGGCCGCACATCAAGTGGCTGCTGACCGTGGCGAATGACGGAACGAACAGCATCTTCAAGGCGCTGCGGGAAAACACGGACGGGGCGCAGGATAAGTTCCTCTCGGAGCTTGTGCGGATCATGGAGAAGTACCCGTGGTGTGACGGCGTGGACATCGACCTGGAGAAAGGGGACGATTATTCCACGGCGGCAAAATCAACCGCCATGTTCCGCAATATTTACAACACTGTGAAATCCTACAATCCCACAAAGCTGATGAACATCTGCCTGCCGGGGATGGACAGCATCAACGGCTCTGTCGGCGGCGAGAACTGGTGCGTCTATGGCGACCTTAACAACTACTGCGATACGGCCTCCATCATGAGCTACGGCATGGCATGGGCGGGCAGCGCACCGGGGCCGATATCCCCGCGCTCATGGCTGGAGGGCATCTACGATTACGCCGTGAAAGTGATGGACCCGGATAAAGTGTTTTTGGGGATGCCCGCCTACGGGTGGAACTGGCGGATACACGACACGCCAAAGAATATGGGCGTGACCTACCGGGGGACTTCCAATACCTACTATGCCGCACAGCTTTGGATGACGGGCGGTTATAACTTCACGGATGACAAGCCGCCGCAGCCCTTCATCCCCATCGTGGCCTATTGGGACGACTACGACAAAGTGCCGTGGGCGCTTCCCCATGTGTACGACTACATGGAGGGGCGGGATGCAGTTTCCTATGAATACCCGCTGCTTTCCGGCACATACAACCGCAGGCATTACCTTACCGCCTACGGCAAGGAGCAGAAGACGGAATTTGAAAATATCCTTGTTGACCGAAGCGCAGATAATCCGTCAAATGCGGCAGGCATTATTTCCATTGAAAACGGCGTGGCGGTGCTTGGGGATGAAGGTTCGGCAACGTACCAATTTAGTGTATCTTCGGCGGGAACCTATGATGTGGCGGTGCATATCTGTTATCCGTTTTGGGATAAGAATGGTATCTACATTTCGCTTGACGGAACGGCATCGCATTTCACGGAAAGCCGCCTGTGGTGGCCGTACTGGAGGACTTCCTTCTGGACGGCGCTTGCAAAGGGAATACCGCTTTCGGCGGGGACGCATACCATCAAAATATCCGTGGACGTGAAGGGTGTGCAGTTTTACGGTTTCCGTGTCTGCGGCTCTTTTTTTGAATATCCGTCTGCGGGGAAAGCGGTCTATACACTTGCTCCGAGGAAATTTAAGGACGTGGACGGGAACATGGCGCAGCCGGACAAAGGCTTCAAGCTGACGCTGGAAATGCTCCGCAGGAAGCCGGATTCGGCGCTCATCTGGTACGAGGACTTCCGTGATGAAAATCCCCTGCCGGAAAGCTACTGGACGACGCTCTCCGGCAAATGGGAGGTGTGGAGGGAGGGCTACGAGAACCGGCCGTACTCCCAGCTTGAGGGGAGCGGGCAGCTTGCGTGGAAGTACAGCGGCTTTCAGGAACTGCACCTGCGGGCAAGGCTGGCGTTCCCGGCAAATGGCAGCGGGAAGGCAGGGGTGTTCTGCGGGGATGTGTTCTGCTGTCTGAATTATGACACACAGAGGGTGGAGCTTTACAAAGGTTCCGCCCTTCTTGGCAGCTACAGCCAGACGATCAGCCGGACATCCAATGCCGACCTGCGTGGGAACCCCACCATGTACACGGTGGAGATGCGTATCCGTGGGAACAGGGTGCGTGTCTATTCCGGTGCGTCCTATACCCTGCGGTTTACAGCGACAGTCAGCGGCTTTTCCGGCGGCTATGCAGGGTACCGCTCAGACAACAGGACGGTCTGCGAACTGATGAGGCTTGGGGATGCATGGACGTATGAACCTTACGAGCGGTTCGATGTGCGGATGCCGGACGGCAGTTTTAAATCCTTCGGCCGGATCAGCCGGAGCAATGCGGCGTGGGATGAGGAATTCCAGGTGTTCACGCTGACCGCTGATGTGGAGGAAAGTTCTACCCGCAGTGAGGACATTTCGATGGATTATGATTTTTTCCATTCGGATCTGATGGAGATATCCTGCGGGAACAACTACACGGCGGAGGTCATTCCGAGGGACATTAACATCTGGATTTCTCGGCTGTTTCTTGGGGATGCGGACGGGTTTTCCATCCTCTATTACCAGGACGTGGATTCGCTGGTCTATTGGGCGAACCAGGCGGCGTACCGCTGGAAGCTGCGGGGGATGTGTATGTGGTCGCTTGGGCAGGAGGACATGAGGCTTTGGGAGTGGCTGCCAAAGCAGATATAAAAACTTAATATTTCCATGGATATGGGGCTGTCTGCCGTTTGGCGGGCGGCCTTTTATCATATAAAAAATCTTTTCAAGGAGGGTTTCACTATGAAGGAATTCTGGAACACGATCCAACTCATTTTTGCAGGCGTCGGGGGATGGCTCGGCTATTTCCTCGGCGGCTGTGACGGCCTGCTGTATGCACTCATTGCTTTTGTCGTGGTGGATTACATCACGGGCGTGATGTGTGCCGCAGCGGATAAGAAGCTGTCCAGCGAGGTGGGATTCAGGGGCATCGCAAAGAAGGTACTGATCTTTTTGCTGGTGGGAATCGCCAACATCCTTGATGTGCAGGTCATCGGGAGCGGCTCGGTTTTACGGACGGCGGTTATCTTTTTCTATATTTCCAATGAGGGCGTGAGCCTTCTGGAAAACGCCGGACACCTTGGGCTGCCCATTCCGGAAAAGCTGAAGGACATCCTGGCTCAACTGCATGACAGGGCGGAAAACACGGATAAGGAGAACAAGTGATTATGAAGCTGGTGGAAAATATTCTGACAAGGAATCCCTGCTACACGGCGGGGAGGAAGATCACGGTCAAGGGGCTGATGCTCCATTCCGTGGGCTGCCCGCAGCCGAAGGCATCCGCATTCATCAATAGCTGGAACAGCCCGGCGCATGACACATCCTGCGTTCACGGATTCATCGACGGGAACGATGGCACAGTGTACCAGACGCTCCCGTGGAACCACAGGGGATGGCACTGTGGCAGCGGGAATAAAGGGAGCGGGAACAATACCCATATCGGGGTGGAGATGTGTGAGCCTGCGTGTATCAAATACACGGCAGGCTCAAATTTTACCTGCTCCGATATGGCCACGGCAAAGGCGGTGGCAAAACGGACTTATGAAACGGCGGCGGAGCTGTTTGCCATGCTCTGTAAGAAGTACAGTCTTGACCCGTTGGCAGACGGCGTGGTGATCTCCCACAAGGAAGGTCACAGCCGGGGCATAGCCAGCAACCACGGCGACCCGGAGCATTTATGGACGCAGCTTGGCATGGGGTACACCATGGACGGATTCCGTAAAGCGGTCAAGGCAGCGATGGGCGGCGTATCTTCCGGCGGCAGCGGCACGGATGGATATACAAAGATTATGGGTAATGCCGTGGCAACAGCGGAGCAGATGAGGGCATATATCAAAGCGAAAAATCCGGAGGCGGCACTGTCTGTCCTTGACATGGTTCCGCTGTATCTGTCGGAGGGCAGCGCAGAGGGAGTGAGGGGTGACATCGCCTTTGCGCAGTCCTGCCTTGAGACCGGGAACTTCGGCTTTTCCGGCTCTGCGGTCACACTGGACCAGAACAACTTCTGCGGCATGGGCGTGACTTCCAATGGTGTAAAGGGGAATTCCTTTGACACGCCGCAGCTTGGCATCCGGGCGCAGGTGCAGCATTTGAAAGCCTACGCCTCCAGGGATGCGCTGAAGAACGCCTGCATTGACCCACGTTTCAAATATGTCACCAGAGGCTGTGCGGAATATGTGGAGTGGCTTGGACAGAAGGAAAATCCAAATGGGAAAGGATGGGCGGCGGGAGCCGGCTACGGGGAGAAAATCCTCGTTATCCTGAAAGGCATCCTTGGAATGGATGGAGGTGCATCCTACGGCTCTGCAGGAGCGGAGGTCTGGTACCGCGTCCGCAAGACCTGGGCAGATGCATCCTCACAGAAAGGAGCGTTCAAGTCGCTGGAGAATGCGAGGAAATGTGCGGATGAAAATCCGGGGTATTCGGTATTTGACGAAACTGGAAAAGCGGTGTACACCAGGGCGGCAGCGTTCAAGCCGTACCTGGTGCGGATATCCATCCCCGACCTTAACATCCGGAAAGGCCCTGGCACTGACCATGGAAAGACCGGGAAATATACGGGAATCGGCTCTTTCACGATTGTGGATGAGGCAGACGGTGAAGGAGCATCCAAGTGGGGATTACTGAAATCCTACCAGAGCAGACGCAATGGATGGGTGAGCCTCGATTTTGCAGAAAGAGTGTAAATTTGTGTAAGTTATAATGGACAGCCTGCAGAGCATAGTTTGTTCTGTGGGCTGTTTTTTTATTTTCATACCCCCTCAAAACGGCCTCCAAATCTCCGTATAGTGAGGAGGTGCTGACAGTGACAGATGAACAGAAAGAAAAGATCATCCGTTTCCGCAGCATGGGGCGCGGCTATGCAGACATAGGGAAGGAGCTTGGCATTTCCAAGGATACCGTCAAGAGCTTCTGCCGCAGGAACAGCCTCACCTCTGCGGACATCCTGGTAACAGACGATAAGGACAGATGCCGTGAATGCGGCGTGGAGATAAAGCAGCGGCCAAAGATGAAAAAGCAGGTGTTCTGCTGCAAAGCCTGCAGGGAAAAGTGGTGGACGGAACATCCGGAGCGGATCAGGCAGAAAGCGGTCTATGAATTTACCTGTGCGAAATGTGGGAAGGCGTTCACTGCCTATGGGAATAAAAAGCGGAAATACTGCTCCCATGAATGCTACATAGCCGACCGGTTCGGAGGTGGCGGGAATGGATGAGAAAGAATTTGAAGCGGAAAAACTGTATTACATTTCCATGTCCATCGCAAAATCCATGCTCGAAAAAGGCATCATCGATGAAGAAGTATTAGCCATAATTGATACAAAACTTCTGGAAAAATACCGCCCGATTTCGGGTACATTACTGGCCGGAAAAACCTTGATATAAAGCCGGTTCAGAGTGATATATGGTAGCGGAAGGAAGTGATAAAATGGCTAAAATCAGCAGAATAGAGCCGAAAATACCGGCTCTGAAAAAGCGGCAGAAGGTGGCGGCTTATGCCCGTGTTTCCATGGAGACGGACCGCCTTGCCCATTCCCTTTCTGCGCAGGTGAGCTACTACAACGATCTGATACAGTCGAATCCTGAGTGGGAATTTGCCGGCGTGTACGCAGATTTCGGGATCAGCGGCACCGGGACGGCAAAGCGTGAGGAATTTAACCGCCTCATTGCGGACTGCGAGGCAGGGAAAATCAACATTATTCTGACCAAGAGCATATCGAGGTTTGCGAGGAACACGGTAGACCTGCTCTCCGCGGTCAGGCATTTAAAAGAAATCGGCGTGGAGGTGCGGTTTGAAAAGGAAAATATCCATTCCTTTTCAGGTGACGGGGAGCTGATGCTCTCCATCCTTGCGTCCTTCGCACAGGAGGAGAGCCGGAGCATTTCGGAAAACTCGAAATGGGGAATCCGGAAAAGGTTCCAGTCGGGGGAGATAGGGACTGCAAACAAGCACATCCTCGGCTATCGATATGATGAAGGACTGAAACAGTATGTCATCATTCCAGAGGAGGCGGAAACCGTTCGGTGGATATTTGCTATGTACCTTGAGGGGCGTTCGCTCCGGGAAATCGCAAAGGCATTAAACGGAGCCGGGCTTACCACAGTGAAAGGCTGTGAGTTTGCAGAGGGTTCCTTAAATGTAATGATACGCAATGAAATCTACGCAGGGGACATCCGGCGGCAGAAATGCTTTATGGAGGACCCCATTACAAAGAACAAAGTGAAAAACCAGGGACAGCTACCGCAGTATTACATGGAGGACTGCCACGAGGCCATCCTTGACCGTGGAACCTGGGCGAAGGTACAGGCAGAGATAGAAAGACGTGCGGCATCCGTAAATCCAACCTATCCATTTACGGGGAAGATAAAATGCGGCATCTGCGGGCGTTCCTACACACGGCGTTCTTCCATTGTTAAGGGGAGGGAATATGTGAAATGGTTCTGCAGGGCAAAGAAAGAAAAGGGGATTACCTGCAAGTCACACAATTATTCCGAAAAGCAGCTCCGGGAGATATGCGCGGGGCTGATGGGAACGGATGGTTTTGACGGGGGTGCATTTGAAGAATCGGTAAAAGGGATGACTGCCCTCCCGGACGGCAGCCTTGAGGTGCGGTTTTACGGTGGGGAAACGAAGGTGTGGGAGATGCCTCCGGAACCCGTAAAACCAAAAGCATCTGACAAGCCGGTAAGGAAAAGGCCGTCACATCTTTTTGATGGGAAGATATTCTGTGGGGTATGCGGCAGGCGTTTTGGAAGGGCTGTGAGCGACACTTCGGATGGCGGGCATCTTTACTGGTACTGCAGGGCCAAGAGCAGCCACGGAGTGACCTGCGACAGCGTAAACTATGCGGATGTGGATATAAAAGACATTTTCTGCAAAGTCATGGGGCAGGAGGTTTTCAGCGAAGATTTTTTCAGGGAAACCCTGGAGCGGATGACCGTGCAGAAGACCGGAAGCATAGACTTCCATCTGAAGGACGGAACGGTCAGGACTTATGAAACGCTGAAACTCCGGAGCAACAGGCACGAGGCCACTTCCACAGATGAATTTGAGGGGAAGATACGGTGTGCTTCCTGCGGAAACATCTACCACAGATATACCTGTTATGGGAAATATGTGTACTGGAGGTGTTCCGGCAAATCAAGAGTCCGGACGGAATGCCGCGGGCAGGATTTTGTGGATTCCAATATCCGCAAGGTCTCGGCGTATATGATGGGCATGGAGGAATTTGACGGGGCAGAGTTTGAAAGGCAGATAGAGGAAATTGTGGCGCTGGAGGACGGCAGCCTGGAATACCACTTTCGGGAAGGGAGGACGCAGACATGGCAAAAAATGTGACAACAATACCGGCCACACGCAACCGCTTCACAGCGGACCCGATCAGCAGCCGGAAAAAGCGGAAGGTGGCAGGCTATGCCCGTGTCAGCACCGACATGGAAGACCAGCAGACCAGCTACGCCGCCCAATGCGATTATTATACCTCCTACATACAGAGCCGGGAGGATTGGGAATTTGTCGGGCTGTATTCGGATGAAGGCATCAGCGCAACTTCCACACGGCACCGCGAGGGATTTAACAAAATGGTGGAAGATGCCCTGGACGGGAAGATCGACCTCATCATCACCAAGAGCGTGTCGCGGTTTGCAAGGAACACGGTGGACAGCCTTTCCACCATACGGAAGCTGAAGGACAACGGCACGGAGTGTTATTTTGAAAAGGAGAATATCTGGACGTTCGATTCCAAGGGCGAGCTGCTGATCACCATCATGTCCTCGCTGGCGCAGGAGGAGAGCAGGAGCATTTCAGAAAACTGCACCTGGGGCATGAGGAAGCGGTTCGCAGACGGCAAAGTCACGGTGCCGTTCGGAAGGTTCCTCGGATATGACCGGGGCGAGGATGGGAACCTTGTCGTCAACGAGGAACAGGCGAAAATCGTGCGGGAAATCTACGGGCTTTTCCTGCAGGGCAGGTCGCCATACCAGATAGCCAAAATCCTGACGGAAAAAGGCATACCAACACCGGGCGGCAAAAAGGTATGGGGCAAGGCGGTGGTGGAATCTATCCTCACAAACGAAAAGTACAAAGGAGATGCGCTCCTGCAGAAAGTCTACACCACGGATTTCCTTTCCAAAAAGAAAAAGAAGAACGAGGGTGAAGTGCCGCAGTATTATGTGGAGGGAAACCACGAAGCCATCATACCCCCTTCGGTCTTTGATAACGTGCAGGTGCTGATGCAGTCACGGGGAAAAGGGAACGGCCGGAATAGCTGCGTGAGCATTTTCTCCAGCAAAATCCGCTGCGGGGACTGCGGGAGCTGGTACGGCTCCAAGGTCTGGCATTCCAACGATAAATACCGGAAGGTGGTCTGGCAGTGTAACCACAAATTTGACGGTGGGAAGAAATGCACCACGCCGCATCTGGACGAGGAAACCATCTGGCAGCTTTTCATAAATGCGCTGAACGCCATCAACCGGGAGAAGAGCCGCATCCTTGTGGGCTTTGAGGAAATTAGGGACACGGCATTTGAAACCGGGGAGCTGGAGGTGGAGGCGCGGCAGCTTAACGGGGAGATGAACGTGGCGGCGGAGCTGATACAGAAATGCATCGGGGAAAACGCCCGCATCGCGCAGAACCAGGGCGAATACGCAAAACGATACGATGCCCTGGTGGAGCGGTTTGAAACGGCGAAGGCACGGCTGGATGAGGTGCAGGCGGCCATCACGGAGAAGCAGGCGCAGCGGAAAATGATGGAGAACTTCATGGAGGAGTTGCGGAGCCTGCCGGAGCAGGTGGATTATTTTGACGAGGGAGCCTGGTACGCCATGGTGGATTTTGTGACGGTCTACGGCAAGGAAGATGTGCGGTTCAATTTTAAGAACGGAATGGAGATTAAAGTGTAATCCCCTGCGGCAGTGTGCCGCAAGGGATTTAAACATACAAACTTGAATTTGAGGGTGCTTTATGTATATAAAAAAATATTAATATTCAAACTCTTTTAACTCGTCAAGCGGATCTTTTGAAGTATCAATTCCCATACCATCCTTCAACCAATCTGCTTTACTGTAACCAGTTCCTGTTAATTCAAATATTTCGCCTTTATACCCTACGGATTTAACCCATCCCCATTTTATAAGTCGATCTAATGCCTCGATCCATCTTGCTGATTCTCTTTTTGAATTATCAGCCATAAACTGCTTACCTGATGTAAAAATCTGAGTAGGCGAACTAAGTGTCTGTATTTTTATGATTTGACCATCACCATCAGCTGCATACACTAACAGAAAAGCCGATTCAACAGGAATGTTGCCAACATCATCTTGACCTATAACTGATTTATCTCCCTCTGAATTTCCAATAATTAATGTCTCATCTTCAACTCGAAACAATTTATTGATATCTTCATTCGTTGCTGTGGGAATTTCCTCCCAGGTTAACTGGTTATTTTCTAGATCAGTAAGTCTATTGCCAAATTGAGAAAACATCTCTTTCATATCTTCTAACATTTTCTGTTGATGCGCTCCAAGTTCAGCATTGGCCTTATTCCGTCCTTCTGCCTCTTCATTGATTACATCTACTATATCTCGATATCTAACCCATCCAGCATTATCATCAACATAATTAATGGCATTCCTAAATGTTGGTGATGCCACATACTTTAAACTGTTTAGATCTGTGAAAAAATCAACGGTATTTTCGTCATTTTTGACCCTTTCTCTAAACTCATCAAGTCTTTTCATTTTATCGTATTTCCCGTCTCCAGTATCCTTTTCACTTTCAGTAATAGCTGAAGATTGCTTAATCAATACAAGTACCGGTAGTCCTTTAGTTTTTGCGTAATTGTATTCTTTCTCCGTGTAACTTACACCAGCTTCTTCATCGATTGAGCCATATCGACCTCCAATAACAAGAAGGTAAAAATCGCACTCATCAATCATCTTTGTAATAACATTCCATTGGCTTGTAGGAGCCGCATGAAATTGCTCCATTCCTACAGGGATGAAATTGTTCTCTAGTGCTACACCTACCAATGCCTGTCTTTCTTCTTTAAGGTCTTCATAGGTAGAGCTTATAAAAATAGAAAACTTTCGCCTATTCTTCATATCAATATTCTCCTCGTATATTTATCTTTTATTACTTCACAGTATGATCAACTGCTCAGAAAGTCGGGATATGCCAAATCTATAACTTCCGATTTGTTAAAATATGATACCATAAAATAAAGGATAAATCTATTGAATTTTGGCTTGTTTTTGCATTTGAACCCCCTTTGAAGGCAAAATAAAAAAGTATAGGGAAAATAAAATTGTATCAAAATGGGCTATTAGATAGATGATGGGTACAGCGGGACAAATTATAACCGTCCTGATTTCCAGAGAATGCTGGCAGACATTGAAAGCGGAAAAATCAACTGTGTAATCACAAAAGACCTTTCCAGACTGGGGAGGAATTACCTTGAAACAGGAGTTTTCATTGAGGTATATTTCCCTGAACATAATGTACGCTACATTGCAGTAAATGACGTGGTGGACACCAATGAGCAGGAGTCAGCGGATTTTACGCCTTTTCGCAACATCATCAACGAACTTTACGCAAAGGACACTTCTAAGAAAGTCAAGAGTGCAAAACGTGCGAGGGTGATGAGCGGAATGTATGTAGCTACTTCCGCACCATATGGCTATCAGAAAGACAAAGAGGACAGACACCGCTTAGTCATAGATGAGCGTTACGCACCAACAGTCAGAATGATATTTGACCTTGCAAAAGAGGGGAAAGGCATTTCTGCAATCCGCAGCCACATCAACACGCTACATATTTTAAGACCGTCGGCGGTCAATCCAAACGGATATGAAAGGCATTTCGACGGTGAGGACGATGCAAGGCGTTATGAGTGGAGCAACAACAGCATCAGGGGCATACTCCGAAATCCAGTGTACGCAGGTCATCTTGTCATGGGCAAGCGTGTATCACCGTCATTCAAAAGCCACAAGAGCAGGTGCGTACTTCCTGAAAATTATACAGTAGTCAAAGATGTGCATGAGCCGATTGTCGATCCGGCAGACTTTGAACTGGTGCAGAGGTTAATCACAAGCAGGAGGAACGCACAGACCAAGAAAAAGCCTTTTGAGAATATCTTTGCAGGGCTGGTCAAATGTGAGGACTGCGGCTATGCCATGACGCTTTCCAAAGCGCACAGAAGCCCGAAGGAAGAACTGATTGACGAATACGGTTATATGTGCAACAACTACAAGACATTTGGAAAATCAGCCGACACAAGCCATTGGATAGAGGCGAGGGCGTTATATGAGAGTGTCCTTGCAGACATTCAGAAACACGCTGATGAAGCGCTGCGGGATAATTCGTCAATGGTGGATAAGCTGTTAAAAAAGGCTGGCAGGGCGGAAACTGACAGACGGAAAGCATTGGAGAAAGAATTAAAACAGTGCAAAGCAAGATTATCGGAAGTGGATAAGCTGTTCCAGTCACTCTATGAAGATAAGATAAGCGGCGGCATCACAGAGCGCAATTATCAGATGATGAGCAGGAAGTATGAAGCCGAGCAGACCGAACTTGAAGTGAAAATAAGGGAGCTGGAAGAACAGAACAGGGCAAAGAGTGATGAGGAAGAAAATGCGGAACAGTTTGCAAAACTCATAAAAAATTATGCAGGCGTTGAGGAACTGAGTGCATCACTCCTGAACAGGCTTATTGAAAAGATTACCATAGGCGAAGCAAAGGAAACAGACGGACAGAGGACACAGGAAGTAAAAATCTATTATAAATTCATAGGGAATATCCTTTAAGAAGGGCGTATTTTTCGGCATTTTAAATGTTTCGTGAAATACGTCCTTCTGACATTGAACAGCAGGAAGGGCGGATTTTAAGGCAGGGCAACATGAATGACAAGGTGAAAATATTCCGGTATGTAACAGAAGGTACGTTCGATTCGTACAGTTGGCAGCTTATCGAGAATAAGCAAAAATTCATCGGGCAGATTATGACGAGCAAATCCCCAGTCAGAAGCTGTGAGGACATAGACGAAGCGGCTCTCACTTATGCCGAGGTGAAGGCTCTGGCAACAGGCAATCCCTATATTAAAGAAAAGATGGATTTAGATATTCAGGTATCCAAGCTAAAGCTGTTAAAGGCGAACCACACCAGTCAGAAGTACCGCTTAGAGGACAACATCGTGAAGCACTACCCGGTGCAGATTGCTTCCATGAAAGAACGCCTTGCGGGGTATCGTGCCGACATTCAGACCTACGCACAGAATAAATTCCCGGATAAAGACACTTTCTCCATAAAAATCGGGAACCGGGTATATACGGACAAGAAGGAAGCCGGGGCAGCGCTGATTGATATGTGCCGGAGCGCAAAACAGCCGAATATGGCGGTCACAATCGGGGAGTATCAGGGGTTCAAGATGAGCGTTTCCTTCGATTCGTTCTTTTCCAAGTTTACGGTGAATTTAAAAGGCAGCATCAGCCATGAGGTGGA